CTTGATAGGGCTGCCTCATCGGCAACCCCTTTTTCATAGTACTTTAACCAGCTTATAGAACGGTTCACTGGGATGATTCTGCCGGTCAGACATGCAAGTTGCCTGGATATTGTAACTGCCAAACTCCGTCCCGATCAGCCCCGATAAATCACCATCAGGTTTCATGCTGCACTTCCAATACTCCCCGTTATAGCACGGCCCCCGGTTTGGATCTCCGATAAAGAGTAGGCGGCCTTCAATTCGTCCGGCAGTGGCTCCCATGATCTTCGGGAACTTGGCTTCAGGCACATGATAGCTTACCTTGATTGCGGCACCTTCCGGGATAGAGGACGTTGGCGGAATCGTGATAATGCCAGCTCGGGCCTCCACTTCGTAAACGTGATAATCCTTACCTTCCACGTAAGCGCTGCTGGCCGCAGTTGCCGTGAACTTGTAGATATCATTAGCTGCAAATTTTTGCGTGGCTGTGACCGCTAATTGCACGGTAATACCGTTTTCCAACGCCTGCGCAGTGCCATCAGCTTCGATTTCAGGACTATATACACCCGCGATAGATCCCTTAGTCCATTGGAACCGGCAGCCTTCAATATCGCCGGCCGCGGTATTGGCCGCGGTAATCCGAATAAAGTAATCTACCGTTTCGGTACCGGCATAGGCTCCGCCGGTGGTCAGTGTACCATCTGAGCCATTGCTGGTAGTAAGGGTAGCGGCGCCAATGGATACGGGTACCGGGTTGCTCGGCGCAAGCTCCACATCCTCAACATTGTAATACGGCAGCCGCAGCACCGAGTCCGGCGAAACTGTGTGGAGCTCATCCACTACGTCTTTTTCCGCCTGTGTTTCCACGCCTTCCTCGCCGTACAGTCCCAGGGACAGGTTCGCCGGATCATATTCCGTGAAGGCCATCGTGACTCTGGCCGCCACCTGCGTTGTCACTTCGGCCATTAACTCCCTGGCGCTGTTCATGCTGGAATTCTTTTGTACGGTTGTTACTTCCGTGGTCAAGTTAAAAGAGTCAACGTTCCCGCAGTGGTGTAAAATGCCTGTCGGCTCACCTTGGCGTGTAAAGCGCTCAAAATAGACGGTTCCTGCGCCCAGCATTAGATCTTCTGCGTTTGAACCGGACTTGCGTGCGAACCGTTGCATATCGAATTTAAGCATATCGGCTTTTCCTCCATTCAATCGTAATTATCATGCGGCAGCCAAAGGTTGGCCGGGTAATCGTTCCTTCGGAAGCGATTCCGGGGCAATCAATCTTGGCTGCAATTTTAAGGTCTTTGAGCAGTAGATCCGACCATTGCCAGAGGCTGCCCAGGATAACGCTCTGCACGTCATATTGCTGCTGATACACGTCGTCAGGCTCAACATCGTCCGATGGTACCCAGGCATCAACCCAGAGCGTAAGAAATCCTTCATTTTGCTTGTGGACGGACAGACCGGCCTCCTGGTCCCACTGTACTTCTATGCAAGGATATTCTTTCGCCTTCCCCTTACTGCCGGGATACACTTGCCAGGGAGCGGAGAGCTCTGGCTTTGCCGCTAGAAAATCGACCAGATGCCTTATGATCGGCCACCAAAGCATGCTCAGCACCTCTTCATCGGAATAGATACCGGAATTTTCTTGCCAGCACTACCGCCACCAAGCAGTGTTTGTGGCGTAACCTGCGCTTCCAGTTCGGCAACACGTTTGGCATAAATGCGGCGCTTCATCTCGTAGGCATCTGCGCCATCTTCTCCGCCATCGCTATTCATGCGGGACGCGTTCTGCGCGGTCAGCATCAGCGCATAGCACATAGCCAGCGTCTTCACCTGGAACGGCGCAGGTGAAGGAATGCGCCCCGGATTGACCCCAAGGCGCAGGGCAATGTCATCGATATACGCGGCACTTTCCTCCACGTCTTCCGGTCTAACCAGCTTTTGCAGCAGCGAATCGCGGATATCCGCAAGTTCAAAATAGGCCATCAGGCACCTCCAATCTGCCGGTCAAGCTGAACGGCCAGGTCATCCAGGGCATGAGTGAATATCAGGTTAATTCGCGGCAAAGATGCTGCCCCAGCTTCGTATAGGAACTTGTCTGGCTTTGTCCCCGGATGCCACACCTTTTTGGCAAAGACAAAGTTCCCATTCTTCGTCCAGCGCAGCGCTTTCTTGGCTCGCGGTAAAATCCAGTGTGGATCAGTGCCGTCATGAACCCAAGGAGCATAAGAAGCCACGGCCTCATCAAGAAAAACCGTAGCTTCCATTTCTGCTTTATTCACTTCATAGTCAACAGCCTTTTCCAACAAGCCTGTGTTAGTGCGAAAACGGTGCTTTGCTCTGGCCAATGTCTGCACTTCCCGCGCCGACTGTCCCAGTGCAATCATCATCGCCTCATTAGCCAGTTCCGGCGACCTGTCTGCCGCCGCGAGCAGCCTCAGGTAGTCCAGTTGGAACTTGACGTCCACGACTAGTTCACCGTCAGGATCCGGATGCTGTCAATCGTCTCGAAACTAGGCAGGCAGATAGCGGAAACAATCGTCTGCACATTGACTGGATGCGGCTCGGCGTATGTCGTCACCGCGGTACCAGTATTGACAATCGACACTTTAGCCTGGGAAGCGTTGGTCAGGAGGTCCGCTTCTTCCGGCGTGGTGCCGAAATATGTGTTGCCTAGATTACCGTCTGGCAGCAGTGTAAATACATCATCCGGGAAGAACTGTTGCGAGGCGCCGCCAAGCGTCAGTAAGAATTTCTTGTTATAAACCACTACTCTGAGCTTCAGCTTATTCAGGAAGTATTGTTCCAAAACGGCATCCGTCATGATGATGTTTTGACCGCCGATCGGGTTCATGTCCTTCTTGATTTTTTCATTTTCCAGGAGATAGCCCCAGGTTTTACGGGTGCAGATCGCCCGGGTCGGTCGGTTGCCGGTGGCATCTTCAGCCGCTTGCATTTCTGTAAGAATTTCGGTAACCGGGTTGGAGTTGACCGTATCAGACCATTTAGCCGTACCAGCCAGAGTCCGCTTTTGGGCCGACTTCATTTTGTAATCGTAGTCATAATCAAGGCCATTTGCCTTGATTTGAATTTTACCGGTGGCCAGAAGCTGCATCCGCATGCGTTCGGCGTCCACATCCACACCTTTAATCAGATTGCCCGCATCATCAAAGATCTTCTGAATCATGGGCTTCAAAATGTCCTTATTGGCCGCCTCCATCGCCATCAGAATCTGCTGTCGATCCTTTTCTCCAATCCTCATCGCCTCTCGAAAGAACGGCATTTCGGTTTCGATGCGAGATACACCAATACGTTCCCGGACAGGTGCTTTAGCATCAAACGCCGCCGGAGCCAGCGCAACCGGCAATCCCTGGCTGCCTTTGATCCAGGAAAGGTTCAACCCCAGTTTCTTTTTGGACGGAAACAGCACTTCCCCAAGGTACGGAATTTGGTTCGAGGCAGTTTCAGTATAATAAACACCGATCTCCTGGGCATTAATCATATCAAAAATGTTCATTCAGACTTCATCCTCTCTTTTATTTGTTTTATTACTTATTTCAGAAAAACAATACGGCCAGCAAGTGCACTAATTGCTTCGGGCGCGGGAACTGCCGGTAATTTATCCAGGGCCGGAAAGCCGTGGATAATCATCGCACCCGGCGCAGGACCATATGTGACGTCAACGTCATTGAACAGCACGCCTTCGGCATCGGCATCGTTTTGAGCAGTCACTAAAACATTAGGATCTTCCAGAACGTTACCGGTACCTCCGCCGATAATAGTGCCCGCCAAAACTAGCTTTTTGCCGTCGGCGTTTGCAACTACCCCGGTATCATCCACCATGACGGGAACGGTAACGTAATGGTCCGGAAACCTGAGGATATTTTTAGTACCCAAGTAGTCGGTTTGTACAAATTTCATGATTCATTACTCTCCTTTTCCAAAGTAGAATTCTTGCCCCTTCTGCAGGGATGGGGTTTGCTGAGTTGTAACCTGTTTTGCCAATTCCTTGCCAAAGTTGCCGATTTCTCCAGCTTTGCCATGAGCGCCGCCTCCACCGCCAGCGCCGGGGTTTTGGGCGTTGAACACAAATTCGGGGTTTGCATCCAGCCAACCCTTGACGCCAACCTTAACATCGACTTCCTCGCCATCCTCTTTCAAAAAGGCAAGACTGTCGTCGTCGTTGACTTTGACCCGGTCAGACAGGATTTTCAGCAGTTGATCTGGCTTAATCGCCTTATGCTCTGTGAGTGCAGCCAGCAAGGCGCGGTTGCGCTCACTAGTCTGGCGTTTGCCTCGTTCCTCGGTAGCGTTCTTTTCAGATGCGACCTGGGCCTCAGTTGCTTTCTTCAAGTCACGCTGTAGTTTAGCGATATCTTTTTGCAGTTGGGAGATTTCCGGCGCACCCTTACCGCCAGTCTTCAAGGCTTCCTCTTCTTTGGTTTTAAGCTCAGCTAGAGCCGCTTCGATATCTTCCATATCGTCGGCGATACCGGTATGATCATGGAATTTTTCGAGACGCGAAGTGGCCACTTTCAGCTTGTCCTCGGTATCTTTGAGGGTTTTGGCCAGCGCTTTGTATTGGGTACCCTTTTGTGTAAGTTCGGTGTCTTTGGCGGCGATCAGCGCTTTGAGCGCTTCAGCAGCTTTGCTGCCTTCTGGTGTTTTGGCTAATAACGCCAACAGTTCTTCCAGTGTCACTGTTTGTCATCCTCCTTCTGAATTTGGGCATAAGAAAAGCGCCTTTCGGCGCAACCAACGATTACAGATGCTTTTGCATCTAGACCACCTCCTCAATGGCAATAGAAAAACCGCCTGGCTAGGCGGTTAATTCACTAATATTCTTATGTATCCTTCGCCGTAATTCAGTTTCATCGATAAGACTCTTATCTTCCTTACGTATCTCATCATCGGGTTCGAAATAGTCATTTGCCATATAAATCTCATCCAAAATAGCAAACTCCGGTTTTGACAAATCAACCTGACACGAGATATAGGTCTCTTCAAATACAGAAGAATACTCATCCACACTTAGCTTGCCGTCAAGATATCGTTGACATATATCTATTAAACTTTCAGCTTGACTAGTCATTTTAAATCAACTCCCATGTGTCAGGTACACGTTTGCGCGGGGTTACTGTTACTATCTCACCTTTTTCATTGAAATGGACAGATATCCCATTATCATATTTAGCAATAGTTCCACTCGTTGTTCGATATGTATTGCCAGAAATAGCAACCAAAATGATGCTTTTCATATCAGGTAATCGCCCTTGAGCAATACGACCGACGATTCGGTTAAGTGAATGCTCCTTTGGGGTGAAGCCATGGGCTTTCAAAGTTGTTGCAGCATCGAGTAACTTCTCCCTATAAGCAGGTGAATAATCTCCCCTTAACTTGATTATACTCGATTTCTTATATTTTTCAAGAAAGCCTTCTGGATTAAGCCTCGTTCCAGGCTCTACATGTCCCTGCCAATTTCGCAGCCACTTCTGCCATTTGCCGTTTTTCCCAAACTCCCGATTGCCTTCAATCCCTAACAGCTCCCTGCGTTCCTTTTCCCCCTGCGCCTTAATCCATTTTGCCCCAGCATCTGGATTAAACTTGCCAGGATCAGCCTCACCTTTATAAATCACGATCAGGTTGCAGGTGCAAAACGGATGCGCCGGATGAGGCGGCATTTTGTGTTTCGGATAATTTCCAGCTCCCATACCATAATGGTCCACTTTGGCATGGAAGTCACAGACATCAACCCGCGGATGCCGCGTGGATAAACGCCATCCGTATCCAATAACTAAAGGGTCGTCATAGGTTTTGGCGTAGAATCCGTCCGACCAGGCCCTGGCCGATTCAGTGACGGCGATACGATCAGCGTAATAGCGCGCCTTTTCCTGTACGGCCACCCAAGCAGCTTTTTCGATCGCTTTTACATTCAAATCCTCGGCAGCCTTCACGAGTTGCGTATACGCCGCTTTGAGCGACTTGTCGGGCTGGTTCATCTTTTCTAGCTGTTTCTGCGCCTGCTTGATCGCCTGATTGAATTCCCGAGTGATGGTCAGATCGCCGCCGGCAGCCGACCGGGCGGCCGCAACCATCCGTTGTAAATATTGCGGCAGTTCCGACCCGCGCAGCACCTTTTTACCGCTGTTATAGCCATCGTAAAGTTCCCTGGACATTTGCTTTACGGATTTACCCTTGCGCATGGCAGCCGCAATGGTATCAACAATCACCGTCCGCATCTGTTTTGACGTCCCATGGAGCCGTTTCGAGAGCGTCATTTTATCCGATGCCCAGGAGTTGCTGAGCAAATATTCCCGAACTGCGGTTTTCATCTCCATGGTAGGGGCCTTAATGCCATATCCCAGGAAAGCCGCCGTACAAATGGTTTCGATCAGCTGGTTAAAGTATCCGGCAGTAAACGCTGTTTCGATTAACGCCTTATCAATCGCCTTTGAGAGCGGCAAACCGGTATTCACCTGGCGAATGATCTCTGTGACCAATTTGTCGCCAAGATCACCGGCTGTCCCCATGTATTGCCGCAGTAGCGCTAGTAGTTCCTCTTTTTTCATTTAGAAGTACCGCTGTCGGGCAAATCAAGACCTGTGTTCTGCTCCATCTCTTCATCCTGCTGATCAATATCGTCCATGACGGCATCAAAACGCTCTTCGGGCAGATCAGCCAGATAAACCTCTGCAGCCTTTTTCTTAGTCTCTTTATCAAACAGACCGCCGATCTGGAGATCCAACGCCTTGGTCACATCATCAAGTGCAGCGGCGACATCGACAATGCCAAAATCATCAGGATAAACGCAGGAGTACTTAACCGTACTGTTCGTCCACTTCTCAAATAGAAATGCCATCCGAAGTTCCGCTTCCTGACAATTTTCAGCCATATCGCTGAGCGCTTGATTAGTATTTTCAAAATCCCACTGCTTAGCTACACCGGAAGTTTTTTGCTGCACGCCAACCACGCTACTTAGTGAAGCAAGGCGATAGATTTCTTCAACCAGACGGCTGAGTTCGCCTTGAAGAAACGAAGCCTGCTCAGCTGAAGGAGTAATAAAAAGTGGCGGTCTGCCATTGCCATCAAAGTTCAGAGCGTTCTCCGTTCCCGTTACTAAGTTTTCCAATCCCTCATGGTCAGACGCTTCAGTAATTGGATAGCACAGAATCGAAAAAGCCTGGCTGCGAAGCAATTCCCTGAGTTCAGAGCACAAGTTAAAAATCGTCAAGTTGATTCTTGCGATCGATAACATCTCCCCTACCGGAAGCATATCGCCGTCTTCTGCATCAGCTCCAAAAAGAGGAATGACAGGAACGACCTCCAAGCCATGCTCCTGTTCATCGGTTTTGCCATCTATTTCTCTTTTCCAACTTGTTTCAGTCCACGTCCAGCGGGTTGTGACATTAGATGCCAAATTGCCGTTAAACCGGCGGGAATAGGTTTCGAAGGCAATCGACGTTAATTCTCCATCTTCATTACACTCGTATGCCTTTACCTGGCGAGGATAAACGAGATAGGCATAAGGGAAAGCGCGTTTTTTTAAGGCGGCTGCTTTCGTTCCGGGTTGCTCCTTTGCGTTGTCGACAACAATAAAACAAACACCGTGTAGTTTAGCCTTCTTTAATGCCTTTTTCATGAATCTGCGAATGTTCGTTCCCTTACGATCAACATCAGCCTGAAACTTGGAAAACAGTTGACTGTCCACATCTCTGCCTTCCCAGTCGCGCACAGCCTGCTTTCGAAATACCGGGTTGACCAGAGAGTTAACAACGGTTTTAACATAGTTGGCATAATAGCTTAGTGCTTTCCGCCTACTGTATTTGTCAAGTGTTTCACGTACATGCGGCACGAGATAACCGCCATCTAAAAAACCGCCACTGCCGGTGTAGGCATCTTCAAGCAGCTTGTAATTATCGGTAACCGGGACATAAGGTAAACGTACCGGCTCAGCGCGTGTTTTTTTGACAACAGCCGTCCTTGGCATAGGAATAGTGCCCTCATCATCTTGAAGTAGTTCACTTCCTTCCTCCGGCAATTCCAGGCTATCTTCATCAAAATGATCCATATCTATCACCACCTTAGTAATCCACTTTACCGGATTTGAGCTTGATTCTCCGGGTCATATCATCTTCTAGGGCATATCTGACAGCATCGAGCGAATGATTGTCCTTATCAGGGAATTCCGCTTTGAAGTTACCTTGTGCATCTTTGGCCATCTCGTAATTGGAAAATTCCTTGGCCGTATTGGGGCAGCGGACAGGGTCAATGACGATAAGTTCCATATCCTGTAGGAATTTAATACCGTAATCAACACTGTCTGGGCCTTTTTTGGCGCCCTTGACTCTAAATCCGTAATCATTTCGCATTTCCGCAATCGATTTAGCGTCGTTGGTATCGCAAACAATCAGGCCATTTAAGGTATTTTCTTTTTGGATCATTGCGGCTGCTTTGCGATTGCTTAGACTAACTTTGTGAATTTCAAAAAAGATGTACAACCGCTTACGCGTTTTATCGTAATGCATTACCGCATAATGAAATGGGTCAATTGCATAACCCCAGTCAATACCTCGCCTGATCCGGTCAAAGGTTGCAACTTCTTCATTACTGATAGACCGTAACTTCAGGTTGCTGAAGACTTCGCCACCTGTACCAGTCACCTTGCCGCCATATTCATGGTCATAGGCTATCGGATTCACCTTTTTAAGGTGTTGAGCCTCAATAAAAAACTGCTCCCCAAGCCATTCGCGGGGAACAGTTAAATAACTGCTATGATGTACTTTTCTATCTGGCCTGATGACTTTAACTTCTTGGTTTACCCAGCTTCGCACGGACTTAGGCGGATTATACGAATAGAACACGACAAACTGCGTGCCACCGCGCATCAGCGATTGGTTGATCATGCGGATTTCTTCCACGCCGCTAAACTCATCAACTTCTTCATACCAGATGAATTTAATATAACCTTTGGCAACCTTAGTCGACTTGATCTTTTTGGGCTTATCAGCGCCGCGGAAAAGGATTTTTTGGCCTGTTGGGATATAGGTCATTTCCATGGGACTGTGCTTGATATGCCAATACTCTGACACGCCTAATGCATCGATCGCCCAGGAAAGTTGCTCAAATACGCTGTCCTTTAGCGTTTCCTTAACTTTACGTAGAGCCAATGCATTGGCTAGCGGGTCTTTCATAATCCCAAGGATAATTTCCAGACTAGTGAATGATGATTTGGTGCTGCCGCGGCCGCCCTTCAACCAATAGTGAGTGAACAGGTTTTGCTTGATGTCGTTATGGATTTCACGGAAACTGGCGGCAATGCGCTCGGATAACTTAACCCGTACCATGTTCATCACCAGATATATCATCAATGATTTGGACCTTATTCGTCTCACTGCCCTTGATGCCTTTAAGTTTCGCTATTTCGGCTTGCATTCTTTCAATCTCAAGCAGTTGTTTTTTAGTTGTCAGATCAATATTCTCGATTTCAATATCATGTTTTAGCACTAACGCCTTTGCTTTCTTTTCTTGGACACGAGTCAGACTTTCCTCGATACTCAGAATATCATCAATAGATCGATATTCTGTCTCGGTTATTTCCGTTTCCACAAGTTTCGCTTCCGGAATAATGATAGTTTTGGTTTCTCCTGTACGGTCATCATAGAGCTGCACAGGATTTTTACTTACCTGAAGTTCTTTCAAAACCCGGCGCCCTTTTTCACTAAGGCCATCCATGCGTTTCTTTATTCGCTCCATCATACGTCGTTCGCGGATCGAATATAGCTTAATCAGGTCGTTAACCTGAGCCAACGTATCAGTGTTGATGTTGCTACAGATATCCTGTTCATCTTCCGTCAGCGTGTCAAACCAGATGGTCTCATACTCGCCTGTAGTCACAGCCTTCTTATTGCCAGGAGGCCCGCCGTTCCCGCCTCGATTACCTACGGCGTTTTTGTTGCCTCGAGGCGCACCGTAGCCGAGTGCATTATGGTTACCTAAAGGCGCCCCTTTTTTAGGAGCGCTCCCTTTTGAATTTACGAGCGCTCCTTTATTCGTATCGGAGCGCTCCTTTATTTTTGCATCCCAATCGTCTTCCGCTTTCCACTTGCGAATGCGTGAATCAGGAACACCAAGTTCATTGGCAATATCTTTGAGTTTGGCAGTAGCGCCACTAGCAAGCCAAATTTCAAAAGCTTTATCTCTTTCAGGATTCCTTGGCCTAGCCATTTACATCTCACCCACCTCCCCAAGTAATAAAAAAGCTACAGATCATCTTTCTGCAGTTCCAGGTCCATTTCTATAAGCTTCCGGAGATCATCAACGGTCTTAATCTCTATCTGGCCCTTCTGAAAATCTCCTACCCACCTTGCAATGCCAGCCTGGACAATCTTGCGGTATTTGCTCTTTGATTCCATAATCCCCTGAATGACCGCAATTTCATGCTGCAGTAGTGCATTATCGCCACACCCTCTAGAACGTTTGTTCGATTTATCTATTGCCAGCACCCCCAACCATCTTGTAAAATGATTGTGAGATAGTAGTTTTCTCAATCTGTGGCCACAGTGCAGCCTACTATCTCCCGCCGGGGGTGCCCGGGACTGGGTGGACGCGCCAACGTCCACCCTTTATCTTTTTCAAAAAAAAGGACTAAATATAAAAATTTGAATGTAATATTTGAGTAAGTTCTATAACTTTGGAAGGATGTGTGTACTCATGAAAAAGAAACTTATCTTAATCACCCTATTTCTTTTGTTTGCCTTTTCTTCGGTATGTATCGCGTCAAGCCTTCCTTCTCCACCTGTATTTAATTATACATTTGTACGATTAATGTCCGAGAATTACGTTTTGAATCTAAAAGAAAAATATGCTACTGCAGACGCTAAGACTGATTCAAAATACATAGATGCTAAATTGAAATATCAGATTGCAGCAGCAAAGTTTAATAGTTTAAAATCAATGTTTGAACTTAGTCGAATAAAAGGAAAAAGTATGACTAGCATGGATGATCCTGAATTTATGCATGTAGAAAGTTCAGCTTTTAATGCGTATTTTGAATTTGAAAAAGCCGCTCAAACGGCTCTAAACGTAAATGTAAAAACAATGGAAATCAGCGGAGACAAATCTATAGCTACTATTGTTTCTGTCATATCCATGATAAAAGACCTACAAGAAGTTCTAAAGCCCTCTCAGGCCGCGAAAGAACAACAGCTGAATAAATTTGATGTATGGCTAAAAAAATATTACGAATGGCCTGATTGGTATTCTATTAATCCAGTAAAAGAAGGGCAGCCTTAGAAGCCTAATCAAGCTATGCCCTGACAGCTAACTGCCCGGTAAACTCCTCCCACCGTCGAATTATAACATCGCAGTATACCGGATCTAATTCCATCGTGTAGCATGCTCTATTGCTTTGCTCGGCAGCCATTAGTGTACTTCCCGAGCCGCCAAACAAATCTAATACATTCTCGCCTGGCCGGCTTGAATTTTGTATTGCCCTGGCGCATAGTCCTATAGGCTTCATCGTCGGGTGCTCCCCATTTCGAAGCGGCTTCTCAAAGCGCCAAATGGTCGATAAACTATCATCACCGGATTGAATTATTTCGAATGAAGGAACTCTGATTGTCACCATCTGAATACCGGAAGTAAACGTAAGCAGCGCCCAATTGTCATCTTGCTTGACAGTAATGGGCGCTGCTTCATCAATTAAGGTTCCTTGCTTCCGGCCACCAAACCACTGATGCGCGGCACCAGGCTTCCAGCCGTAGAGAATAGGCTCGTGCTGCCATTGGTAATCCTGACGACCAAGAACAAACTGATTCTTGGCCCATATTAAACACTGCTTAAATAGCCAACCGGCATCATGTAGAGCGCCACGAAAGTTGCTTCCTTCTGAATCGGCGTGGCAGACGTAAATCGCGCCGCCGGGCTCGGTTACTGTGATCATAGAGGTGAATGAATCGCGCAGGAACTGGCTAAACTTCTCAGCCGACATGTTATCATTCTGAATGGTCAACTTGGCTCCGGTACCACCTTCATAATTGACATTATAGGGCGGATCGGTAAATACCATTGTCGCCATAGCACCGCCCATTAGCTTCTCAACATCGGTGATGGCGGTTGCATCTCCGCACATGAGCCGGTGGCGTCCAAGCTGCCACACATCACCGAGTTTAGTCCTGGGTTCAGTGATCTTCCCCGCGGCTGCAGCCGGATCGAAGTTATCTTCGCGGACCTCATCTGTATTGAAATCCGCTAAGAGATTATCAATTTGCTTATCGGAGAAACCGGCTAGATTTATGTCAAAATCAGCAGTGTTTATCTCTGACAGCAAGCTGGCCAGCAGCGCGTCATCTATCTGCGACAGTTCAGCAATTCGATTATCCGCAATAAGATCAGCCCACTCCGCGGCCTCCGTACTGTAGTCCTGCCGATCTACGGGCACCTGTGAAACTCCCAAGAATTGAGCCGCCAGCAATCGACCGTGACCGCGAACAACAAAACCAGAGCGGTTGCTCACTGTTATCGGAGCGCGCCAGCCCTGGTTCTTGATTATTTTGGCCAATAATTCTATTTGCTTTTGCGGATGCTGGTTAGGGTTCCTGGGGTTTGGAACCAACGTTGTGATGTCGGCAAGCTCGTTATGTGCGCAATAAACAGGTACGCAACTTGCTTCAGTCATGTTTTCACCTCATTTTAGTAAACTAGTTAGCACACCAAACATAATATGTAAGAAATAATATCGGAGGGATTGAATATGGCGTGGGTTGTAGCTATTGGCATCATATTGTTTATCCTATCGCATTTTTGGTTATTCGCTCTACTATTTGCGGCATGGTTGGTATTCTTTTAGCGTCAATTTAAAACGCCAGTAATCTTGTTAGATTTATATTGCCTCTGCCATCCTTTTGGCACTTGTAAAGTTCTT